TCAGACGGGCTCCAAAACGTTTTTGCCCACATTTTGCCCACATTCTCCCATGCCCGTCTCCACCTGCACGGCGGCATCGAGCAGACGGGCCACGTCCATAAGGTCGCTGTCGAACAGATCCGCGTACACGTCCAACGTCATCGAGGCGTTCTTGTGGCCCAGCATCCTCTGCAGGGCCTTGACGTTCGCGCCCGCATGCACGGCCAACGAGGCGGCGGTGTGACGCAGGTCGTGAGGCACCGGCCAATCGTCCCGCTTCCAGCCCAGACGGGTGAGCGTGTGCGTCCACCATCCCGTCTCGCGGGCGAGGCTCTGCTTGCGGATAGGGCCTCCACGCACGTCACGGAACACGCGCTCCTCGTGTTCGCGTTGCTCGCATATCGGTTTGAGCGCGTCCATGACTATGCGGGGCATGGGCACGTCACGGCGTTCGTGGTTCTTCGGGGTGCCCTCGGCCCATTTGGCGTTGACGTATACGAGGTTGCGGCGCACGTGCAGTATGCCGGCGTCGAAGTCGAGATCGCGTCTTTGTAATCCGGCCGCTTCGCCCCATCTCAGCCCGCAGAAGCCCAATAGCAGTATGAGCGCCCGGCGCTCCTCTCCCAGCTTCCGGCAGTTCGACGCTTCGTTGGCGAGTGCCAGCAGTCTGGTAATGGTCAGGTAGATGCGGCGATCCTTGCGTTTGGGGAGTCTCGGCAGTTCGATGCCGTCGCACGGGTTGGAGGAGATGAGCTTGTCCCGCACAGCCATGCTGCATATGCCCTGCATGATCTGGTATGGGCGGCTGACGGATGGTGCGCCGGACTTATCGATTATGCTTCCGACCCATGCCTGGACTTCGGCGTGTGTGATGCTGCCTATCTGCCGTTCTGCCCATTTGGCCTCGCAGTGGCATTTCCATGCGCTGTCCATGTTGGAACCCGAAGTCGCCTTCCAAAACGGCTTCTTTTCGGCAATCCACTGGTCATGCAGCGTGCCTATGCGTTGTTTGCCGCCTTCCGGGTCGATGTAGCTGCCGGTGGCCTTGGCTATGGTGACGTGTTCCGCAGCCCACGTCTCCGCGTCAATCTTGCGGCGGAAGCCCCTCTTGTCGGTTTGCGTGCCGTCGGGTTTCCGATAGCGGACTCGATACCTGTTTTCGCCTTTGGCCGTCCTGTATCTGGTGATGTTCGCCATGATTTTTTCACTCGCTCATACTTGTTTTCGGTTTTAACGTGTTTTAACTGGTATTAATGTGTTTTAATGAGATTTGACGGATAACAGGGAAATTAATAAAATATTCTCTTTACGCCAAAATCGAAAGGAGGCGGCCATGACCATGACGGATACCGGCGTGAAGCCAATACCGGCGTACGCGCCGTCCGAGGACGGCAAGCCACGCAACGCCGTGGACGAGAAATGGATGCGACTGCACCGCGCGATGATGAACCGTCCGGCACGACTCGCGAAGAAGGCGCAGAAGATTGAGAATAGCGATCGTCACTAGTCGCCTGTGCGACTCCGGCGACCAGCTCGCATTGCGCCGCTTCGTCTGCTGCGAGCCGAACGGCCCGGAGTACGCGATGGACGTGCAGCGCTATATCCGCGGACTCCGCGTCAAGGACGAGCCGGGAATGTACCGGATGGTCCTCCAGTACGGGGAAACCCCGAACGCTCCCATCGTCGGCTTCTGCGAGTTCGGATACGACCCCGCCGCCCTGGAATCCAGTGGTTACGCGATATCGTTCATCGCCACCGCGTTGAGCGAACGCGGCCGGCATCTCGGTGCGATACTGTTGGACTGTGCGCTGCGATGGATGGCGAACGACGCCGCCAGACACGGGCGCACCCCGTACGTGCTTACACAAATCGACCCCCGGAACGAGGCCAGCGTTCACCTTTTCTCCGGCGCGGGCTTCGAGAACGAGGGGCGGGATGAGAACGACCCCGAATTCGACATCTGGTCGAAGGAATTCGAACCGCTCGCCACGGACAGACTCTACTTCTACTCCCCCATCATGATTGACGAGGACGATAAGAACTGACATTTCGGGTATGGCTTCGCCCCGTGTAGGATAGTTGGCGAAGCGTCCTCCTTTCCAATAAGCAAGCTGGTCGATGTTTCACTCGCCCTGTTGGCGCTGCAACGCCGGCAGGGCAATTCTTTTTAATTGGTCGAATCATGTAGCGACGGTGAATCGATGCCGCAGAAACCGAGTGCTATGTGGTTGTAATCGCTGACGTCAACCTTCAACCCGTCAACATCGGGGTTGTCTTTCCATACGTTGTTCAAATCGCCGTTGGCGTATTTCCAATCCTTCGCCATCCCGTTGAGCGGGTACGTCGTCCCGTCGATTGTCATGATGACGGCGTTGTGATCCTTGCATTCGACGGTCGTATCGTCCGCCGACCAAGGCCAGTATTCTTCCGAATACCCATAATCGTCAATGAATGACTGTTTGCTGAGCTCATGCGTTTTCGCGGATCCGACGCAAGCTG